ATATGACAACATTTGAAAGTCGTAAAAATATATCAGAGATGTTTCCAGGTCTAGATAGAAAATTTATAGATTATAAAGGATTAGGTGGAGAGATGGAATTTTTATATAGTAAAGAATTGTATTGGGGAACATCAAATTATAGTATTGAAGAGATAGTAAAATTAGAGAAAAGATTGCATAAAAAATATATATTGGGAGTTTATGATTGTCGTCATTATGCAGATGAATTATGTAAGATAAGTTTAAATAAGGGTATACCAATATGGAATTTAAAAAGTTTATTACAATAATTTTGTAAAAAATTGATATTTAAAAATAATTTTAAATATTTGTAGATAAAAAGATGTTCCTGTTAAATATTTTGGGTTCATTTAGTAATATTGATTTTTCAAAATTTGAAAATATTTTAGAATATATTCCATGTAATAATAACAAAATTTCAAATCAAGCATTTGAAGATGATGAAATGTTGATTTGTTTTAGAAAATATGTGAAGCTATATGATAAGAAAAAATACATTGTGTCTTTATCTGGAGGAGTAGATTCGATGATAGTAGCAACAATTTTATGTTATTTAGGTTATGAGGTAATTGGAATTCATATTAATTACAATAATCGTGAAGAAACAAAAGATGAGCAGAAATTTATGGAAGATTGGTGTAAATATAATGGGATAAAGTTATATGTAAAAAGTATTGAAGATGTAACAAGGGGTTCAATTAAGAGAAGTGATTATGAATCATATACAAGAAATATAAGATTTGATTTATATAAGGAAGTTTTAGCTGCAGAAAGTTGTGATGAAATATTGCTAGGTCATCATAAAGATGATATTGTTGAAAATATAGTAGCAAATGTGTGTAGAGGACGGAATGTATTAGATTTGGCTGTAATAAAGGAAACAAATGTAGTAAATGGTGTAAAAATGGTTCGTCCGATGATAAATTTTTATAAAGAAAGTGTATATAAATTTGCACATAATAATAATGTTCCGTATTTTAAAGATACAACACCAGATTGGTCGGTACGAGGTAAATATAGAAATAAAGTTCATAGTAGTTTGGAAGATACATTTGGTGAAAATGTAAAAGAAAATTTAATTGGTTTGGCTAGGCAATCAGATGAATGGAATATGTTAATAATGAAGCAGTTGATTGAGCCATTTTTAGAATCAGTAAAACATAATTATGATGGACATAGTGATAATGTATATTTTAATGTTGATAATTATTTGAAACATCCGTTGTGTTTTTGGAATTTAGTTTTTGCGAAGTTGTTTTATCGTTATGATAAAAATAGTCCATCAAAGAAGGGAATACAAACATTTATGAATTCGATTCCAGGAAATTGTAAAGTATCAATTTCAAATAGTTGTATTTGTAAAGTAAAAAATAATAATGTTTTAATTAGTTTTAAGACATAATGCCATAATATAATAATGAGTAGGATGACTTTAAAAAGAGTAAATAAAGAATTAGAATATTTTTTAGATAAAAAATATGTATTTGATAATTTACTAAAAAGAGAAAATGATTTTTATAATACTATAAAAATAAATACATTTTTAATGCATAATGGTTATAATAAAGATAGTAATTTACATATAGAAATAGTAAAAAATGGAAAAAGTTTAATAGAATATATGGCGCCAAATGATTATCCATTTAAGCCACTAAATATAATAAAATACAATTTTAGTAAATTAGGATGGTGTAAGTATTTAAATGTATTGTGTGAAAATACAAAAAAAGTAGATGGTAAAATATTATATTTTTTTTATGTAATAGAATCGGGAAAACAACCACTATTTTTAAATTATGATAATAAAAATAGTAAGTGTTTTTGTTGTACAAGTTATAATTGTCCAGTAAATTGGAATCCAGGATTAAAATTTAAAAATTTTTTACAGGAATATTTAGAAGCAGAATTTATAAATAAATATACAAAAAAAAAGAATAATAAAATGTTAATGAGTATTTATAATAATTTTTTGGAATGTTATAAATTACCGGAAGAATTATTTGAAATAATAGTAAATAAAGTTTTATAATTATATATTAATATATTGGGTGTATTATTGATTGGCTTTATCTATACATTATTTATTTGATGTAATATTTTCAAAATATTTGGCAGAGAAATATGATTTACGTAAGATAATAATAAATACATATTTAATATCGGTATTGGTATTGTTAGCTTTTTTTCCAAAAGATATAATATTTAAGCCTGATGTAAGTTATATATTTATTATATTATTTGCATTAAATTTATTGTTTGGTATCATGCGATTGTAAATAAATTAAATTTGGGTAAAATGGATGGATTAGCATTAGCTATATATTTACCAATATTAACATTAGCATCATTGTATATGTTTAAGCAAAAAATGATAACAGAAAATTATGTTGGAATAGTTTTTATAGCAATTGGTGCATATTTAATATTAAAGGAATAATTAATAACTATCTTCACTGGGATCTTCATAACTACATGGACTATAATTGTTCTCATTTTCATCTCTAAAAATGAAATTGTGAACTTGTTGAGTTAACCAATCATGATATAATTTAAGATTTTTGTAGTCGCGATTATCAACACCTTTAGCAATAGTTCCGTGCATTAAATCGGCCCATAAAGGATCAAGAAGGTCACAATGTCCGTGTTCTTCAGATTCAATATATTCAACATTAAGGTCGCTTTTTAAAGAAAGTAATTTTTTCATATCAAGACGAAATGCAGGTATAAATGGAAGAATAAAAGGGTCAAGAGACCATTTGTAAGATTTTTCGGCTGTAATAATAAGTAAATCTTTTAAATAAAATAATTTTTTATTTTGTATATCATTAAATATATTGAAGAGTTTGCTATTATCAACAGGGTCTAAGAATATGGCTTTTTTAATATTTTTGAAATTATTAGCGAGATTAATAGCATTAACACATCCAGAAGAATGTGCTATTGGTATGATTGATGAATATTCATTTTCAATATCTCTAATATATTCATAAGATGCTTGGAGATCATTGGGTAAAACAGAAACAGAATATTTGTAATCAACTAAAGAACTAATAAAATTATTGTAAATGTCTCCAGGAATGAAAGAATTTGCTCCAGTAAAAAAAAGTAAACATTTAAGACTTTTTTTTTCAATATTTTCAGGTTCATAAACCTTTATAATTTTATCATTGTATTTTTTTTTATAAATATTAGCAGGATAGGTAAAAATGTAGGAAGAATGGACTGGAAGCAAAACCATTAGAAAATGAAAAAAGGATCTCATTTGTAAATTATATAAATAAAAAATATTTATATATTAATCAACAAAACATGTATTGCATTTGGTAACTCCGTTGATAATACTATAATTTTCTGGTGAATTTTCTTGATCATTATGTAAGATATTTACATTAAAATTAATTAATACTTTATTACATATCCAACATTGAATAATTTTAAGTAAGTGACATTCTTCCCAAATAATTCTTCGTATTTCAACGGGTAAATAAAGTTCATTATTAAGACTAGTAATATGCATAAAGTATTTGATTCCAGAAGGATTGTACATTATATATATATCTTATATATATTTAAAATGATTTGGCATGAAATCATAATGCGTATATTTTGGTTTTTTGGTTTAAGTTATTATTGGCGCACACCTAGTAGACCAAGTTATTATGAAGGTAAAGTTTTGTAATAAAGATTTAAAAATATAAAGATAAAATAAGTAATTTAATAAATGGAAGAACGTAAAAAGGAATTAAAAGAGAAAGGATATACTATATTTAGAAATTTGTTATCATTAGAAGAAGTAAATGAATACAGAAGTGAATTTAATAAATGGCTGGATGAAGTTCCAGATTTAAGAGAATTACATTCTATGATAGATTTTAATGGTATTTTTAAACATCATCAAGTAGGAAATCAGAGGTTTGCTTGGTTAGTGCGAAGTAATCCAAAAATAGTAAATGTTTTTAAGGAATTATGGGAAACAGATGAATTGGTGACTTCATTTGATGGATGTTGTTATTATCCAAAAGAATATAAATCACAAGATAGATATTGGACACATACGGATCAATCATCAAGAAAAAAAGGAGTTTGTTGTTATCAATCTTTTGTGAGTTTAACAAATAATGTGGAGAGAACATTACAGCTTTATGAAGGAAGTAATTTATTGCATGAAGATTATTTTGAGAGGATGAATATAGATGAACCGAGAGATTGGAATGTAATCGAAATTGAATATATAAAAACTATATTAGATTCGCAAAGAATTTTGAGTGTAAATGCAGGAGATTTGGTAGTTTGGGAATCAAGAACATTTCATCAAAATTTGTGTGGTGATGAGGATTGTAATGAAGAGAGATTAGTACAATATTTGTGTTATTTACCAAAAAATAAGGAAGGAAATGATGAAAAAGAACGAAGACATAGAAAGAGATATTTTGAAACACGAAGAACAACAAGTCACTGGCCGTATCCGATGAATGTGATACCGCATCAACCAAATTTATATAATTATTATAATCCAGATTTTCCTATAATTATAGATTATGATTCACTTCCAGTACCTAATTTGGATGATTTAAGAGAAAAAATAGAAGAATTATTATGAATAAAGTTCAAGCCATCCAATGATGATGTATTTATCTGAACTAATAGGTATATTGCCTCTATGAACGTATGTCCAAGTGGAAGGAAAAAGTAATAATTTGCCTTGTTTTGGTGTAATTTTGGTTCCATCAATAAATTCAGTTTCTCCTCCGATAGTTACATCATTTATATACCATATAAATGTTAATAATCTATAACCATTTTGTAGATCAACATTAAAATCATTATGAAAAGTATAATATCCATCATTTTTATTATATTTGTTGAGAGATATATGGCTTTCCATAATTTTTAAATTTTTGTTATTTAAACTTTGTAGATTAATATTATAATTTTTAATATGTAATAAATATAGTTTGAAGGCTTCTTTTAATTTTTGATTTAATATATTGTAATATATGTTAGGAAGGTCATAATTAACACTAATATATGAGCTATTTCGTATTTTTTGTTTAATTTTATCGCCAGAAATTTTAGAAGAATGTATTTTATTTTCATGTTCCTTTTGATTGAATATACTAATAAGTGTATTGCAAAATGATATATCAAGACTATTATTTATTGTATAAATTAAATTAGACATTAATAAATTTAATTTATAATATTTATATTATTTATTTTTATAATATAGTTTTCCTACAATAGAATATTTGTCTTGATTTTTAGACATGTTATGTTTGTACATGATGTCCCAAGTAGCAGGATATAAAATTAAATTACCTTTTTTTGGTGTAATTTTGACTCCATTAATAAATTCGAGTTCACCATCTTCTTCAATTGTATTAAGAAAAAAGATAAAGGATACCATGGCAGCACCCAAATGATTCCATTCAAAATCGTGTTTAAAATTTTGAAATCCAGTATTTTTATAATATTTATAAATTGTGTATCCATTATCTTGAAATTGATTGTAAGTAAATTGATCGATTGTGTCATTGCAATATTTATTATAAAGCATTGTATGTTCTCCAATGATTTTACAAATAATGTCATCTATTTCTTTCCATTGGTTAAAATCAGATGACTTATTGTTTATTGTATAATATGAAAAATTAGAATCTTTATTAGAAGTATTGTTTGTATTATTGCAGTTATTAAATTTATTAATAATGTTATCACACATTCTGTTGGTTAAAACATTTTCATAAGTGCAAATAAGTTTTTTAATTATATTTTCCATATTAGTAATATACTAATAAAAATTTTAAATAGTTTTTAATTTAAATTTTACTCCAGCAGAAATAATATATTTATGAGAGGTTTTAGAAATTAATCCTTCATGAACGTATGTCCAAGTAGATGGAAAAATTAATAGTTTACTTTTTTCAGCTTTGATTATGGTTCCATCAATAAATTGTGTTTCTCCACCTTCAATAACATCATTTAAATAAAATATTAAAGTGATACTTCTATAACCAAAATTTAAAATTGTTACATGGTGACTATGTTTTTTGAAGAAATCTTTATTTTGGATATATTTATGTATATAGAAAATAGGAGAGATTTCAATATTTGTAAAAGTAATATTATTATGATTATGTAAAAAATTAGAAATATAATTTTCAGTTGTTTTGGTAATAATTGGTAATAAAGTATTATAATAATTTTTCCAAATATTACTATTTTTGTGCATAATACAAAAGACAGCATTAGTATCTCGAGTGACTAATACTGTACTAGATATATCATTTACTAGTATTTTTTCTTTAATAGAATTAGTTGAATTGTGAGATATATTATTGTTGAAAGTTTTAATAATATTGTCGCAAAGTTCATTACTAATAATATTTTTGTAATTTTTAATTAAATTAGTCATAACTATTTAATTATTATTATAAATTTTTAAGTAGTAACCATCCAGTTACAATATATTTGTTTGAACTTACTGGCATATTTCCTTTATGGACGTAAGGCCAAGTTGCTGGAAAAATTAATAATTTGCCTTTTTCAGGTTTAATTTTAGTGCCGTCAATAAATTCAGTTTCACCTCCTTCATCAATAGTATTTAAATAAAATAAGTAAGTTAATATTCTACAAGTTCCACTTTTATCATCTGCATCACCTATTGAAGTTCCTAATAAATGAAAATCATTATGCCATTT